TCCGTCAATAAATCCTTCATAGTTCCATTCCATTGGTATAAACAAAGAGTATAAACCGCTCTTTGTCTGTCCATTTCTATTTCTTTTAGTGACATCTGAATCATTATAAAGTTTTTTAAAATTACTACCACCTTTATCTAGCGCGTTGCTAGTGGAACCCATCATACATTTGCCTATAATTCTACTACCTAATCGCAAACATGTCTTTGTAACTCGCCAGTTATTTAATATATTATCTGGTCTTTCCCATTTACCACTTTCATCGTGTACTAATAACGCTAACTTTTCACCGTCATAACTATTATCTCCAGTATTCTTCCAATCAATAGTTGTATCTAATCCTTCCAGCTCTTCAAGTTTTTCGCCACTTGTGATTTTCTTTCTAGTAAATTTACTAGCTGGCACTCTATAAGCTAACTCTGTTTTAGGTCTATCCATACCATCTTGTATCGGTTTAAAGAAAAAAGGATAATTAACCGATATAGGTACAACTTTATCTGTAAACATTTTTTTAGCATCTGCACCACTTTTAGAAAGTATCCCATATCTACTATCACTCGATATAGTAGCTAAATTAACTGTTTCCGCACTAGACATAAAAGAAAAACCAGAACGTCTATTTTTTAAATAACACATTCCGTAGCATCTTTTGTCAGCTTTACAAGCCTCCCAGAATATATAAAACAACCTATTTGCTTCTCTAAAGTCCGGAGCACCAACGTCAATTTTACTCCATTGTAAGTACATATAATGTGTACCTGTTAAGTATGTTGCTTTATTATTATTTGTAAACCAAAAACCCTCTTCTCTTCGTTTAAACTCTTCATCTATATAGTCAAACCATTGTTCTTTCGCGTCTTCTGGGTAAGCCCTCCAGTCAAATATAGTTTTTAGTTTATCTAGTTCTTTAGGTTGATTTAACTTTACCCATTTATTTAGTCCGTGTGTATACACTCGCACTGGTCGTTTTGGCAGCGCGATACGCAAATTTTGTATTTCATATATTTCACCAATTTGCCCAGTTTTTGATATAACGACAACATCATGTTCTTTATTGTATCCATATTTCCATTTTTTACCTTTATTAAGTCTATTTATAGTAGTCTTTTTTACGGGTTCTATTATTTTATATAAAGTTTGCTCGTACATTACTTTGATCTTCCTTCTGCGAACCCTTTAAACACTCTTTCTTTTTTTTCTTCAGGTTGTTTACCTTCTAATATATTTTCTTCTTCTTGGATTCTGTTTAATATTTCAAACGCATCAAATATAGCTAACTTTTTAGTTGCCGCTGCGTTTTTTAATCTATCAGCAGATATATCGTCATCAGAATCAACAATAGCTTCTTTAGCTACTTTAATTAACTCCTCAACCGCTTTATGTCCAGCTTGGATTATACGTTTCTTCGTTTCCTTGATATTCATATTTTATTGTAATTAAATTTGATAAAACTCTATATAACCTTTGTCTATCAACAACAAACTCACACTCTGTTCTAGGTTTATAACCTACTAAATCGCCGATCTCAACAACGCCGTCAGAATAAACTACAATACCCTGTGATGGCCTTTCAATATTAATATTATACTTGTTTACAGCTTTTAATGGTTTTACAAAACAGTATCCTTTTGGTGACAACCAATCTTTATCTCTTTTATACAAAAAAATTTGATCATGGTTTATGAAATATGTAGATTCATTAAAGTAGCTTCTACTATTTCTTTCTCTACCTTTAACATCATGCCATCTTCTAAAAACATTAAAATGTGTTATAACGGTGTCACCAGGTTTTATACCTAAATCATCACCAATAATAGGTGTTGATATAACTTTAGCCAACCTATTAACATATTGGTGGTTGTAAACTTCTGTATTTAGTATTAATTCAGAGTCTCCTATTTTCTTTTTATTGTTGTATCTTTCTCCTATAGGTGTTACAATAAAGTTGTGAATGCTTTTCATTAATATTCTAAATTATACTCTACAGATACAGCCATGTTTTTATTAAAGTCTTTCCAAGGTAACACGTCTAATCCTTTTTTAATATAAATAGAAAACTTATCTTGTTCTTCTATTATATCGCAAATAGTATGTCCGCCGTATACCTCTTGACCAACAGAATAATGCATGGCATCGTTTTTGTAGTCTTTACCTACACTAATCTTTCTTATCAGTTTGCTCATCTTTATAGTTTATTGTTCCGTCTTGAATATTAACATCATACGTTCCATATTCTTCTTGAAACTTGTTTTGTAGTTCTATTATCACCTCGTTAGCGCTGATCAACGAATGTAGCATTCCATGTTTTTGCGCTTCTAAAGAGCCTAAGTCAAACTTTATTTTATTAATATTACTAACTACATTTTGTAGTTGTGTTAATTGTTCTTCGGATATTTTATCCGCCTTCGGTTTTAAATCAACCGTTTTGCTTTTTTTAGCCATATTTAATTTAATTTAATTGTTAATAATTGTTATGATATACTCCATTTAGCAGCTAAATGAGCAGCTAGTGTTGAAACTTCGTCTGCTGATAAAGTTTTATTGTATACTCCTAATTCACCTATAACACCATTATTTGGGCTAGCGGTGTTAGACTGCGCTCCAATATATTCTATTTGAAAATTAGTGTTAGTGTGATTGTTAGTTGTACTAGTAGATAAACCTATTAAAGCTCCCGCTTTGTTGTATATTCTTATCTCTTCATCAGCGGCTCTTGTTAATATTAGTATTTCTGGATTAGCAGTTAACGTATAACTTGTTGTAGTTGTAGCACTTCCACCATAGCCAGCGTCTTGTGTTGTTTGATCTGTTCTTATATATTCTACGTTGTTTAGAGAACCAGTAACACCAGCATTAAACCTAGTAGTAACATTTTTGTGATTATAAACACCAAATTGATTAGCACCTGTTGTTGATCCAGCTATAAAGGTATCTACATCACCAGTTGCATCTACTTCATATACAATAAATATAGAAAATGTTTGGTCTGTCGTTAAATAAGCATTAGCAAGTTGAAATTTATCATTATCAAAATCCAAACTATTTAAAGCTAGTTCACTTGTATCTAAGTTTGGTTGCACACCTCCTGTGCCTTGTGATAAATCATAATTGCTACCACCAGCTCCAGCATTAGCAAAAGAAGACACCGCATCACCATTAGAACCAGTTAAAGTACTAAAGTCATACCAAAGATCTAAATCCGATATACTAGCAGCTGTAAAAGCCGTTGATAAAGCCGCTCCTCCTGATAATGTGTTTCCTAATCCTAACATATTAATCTTCTTCTTCTATTAATTGCCAACCGTTATCTATGTTCCAAAAAATCTCTATCATTTCTTGATTTGTATAAAGCGTTACACCATCTAAAAAATTAGGTGTATCACCTTCAAATTTTACTACAAATTTAGAACCATCTAAAGTTTTTCTAACAGAGTTGGCGTCTGCTTGTTTTACTTTAGAAAAATCTACTGTATTTATATCACTTGTATTTAATATTGCGTATTTCATATTATAAAGCTGTAAATGTTCCGCCTGTTAGCGTTAAGTTATGTCCTCCAACTATATCTCTAACATGTTCATTAAATGGATAGTACACACCTAAATTACTTATACCAGATGTTCTTACATCAAAAAAGTTACCAGAGTTATATAAAGTTGCTGCATCATCGCTATCTAGTTGTTGTGAAAATATAGCAAAGTCTCTAATACCGTATTTACTAAAACCACTACTAGGATTATGTCCACCGAACCTCATAACTCTAGCTATAGAATTGTCAGTGTTTAATGTACCTGAATCGCTGTCCGTCATACTTAAAGCTTGGCCATTCCAATACTGCGTAGAGTTGCCTGTTGCTCTTGTCATAACTATATGTACCCAACCTTCACCAGATGGATTATCTGTTTTCCAATGATTGCTACTACCTGTACCTGTGCCTGTTATACTATTGTTACTGTGTAATGCTGAAAAATCATTATCTCTAGTGTTAGAACCTGTAGTGGCTCTTAGTTCAGTCCATAATCTATTTTGTGTTACACCAGAACTATTAGTTAGCTGGTAATAACCTTGTATAGATTCATGATTATCGGCTGGCGCTCCTAAATAAAATAATCTTATATTTCTAGGTGCAAAACCGGTAGTACCAAGTGTACCAGATGAATCCCACGTAGGTTTTATCCAAAAAGAAAAACCTATGTTAGCCCCTATGTTACCTTCTCCCGCAACAGAAGAAATAAAACCAGCATTAACATTAAGTTCAGCTTTATCATCTGTTCCATCAAATGACAAGAATCTTGAACCACCCCATTCAAAATCAGGAGTAGTTGATATACTATTTCCTAATCCTAACACTATTTACCAAAGTAACATATTATACCTCCATCAGCATCAGCGCCTGGTGTTACTTTAGTCCATCTACCATAAATTGTAATTCCTTTTGGAAATGTTACACCTTCTATTGTTGTACCACCAGCTCCGTGATATTCATCAAGAAAGTATAATGTATTACTAGTACCTAAACTAGACGCGTCTAACGTTGAGCCATCTGCGTTTGATAATTGCAGGTTTCTACCATATGTACCAGCAGCAGGCGCTTTTTTTACTATTATACCTTGTTGATTAGGTCCTTGGTAAATAGGATCCACATTTATGCCAGCCATGTCATCAAGGCCAGTGTCTATATCATCGCCATCAGCACCAATCAAAACGTATTGTCCTACTTTTATTCTTAAGTTATCTACAACGTCCGTTATATCAACGGAACCATCAATTCCACCAGTACCACTAATTGCGGCTTGAACTACACCTAAATAGTTAGCATCAGGTCCACCAGCTGTTGCTAGCTCATCATCTTGATGTGTTAAAAATTGAGGTCCCATAGTGTCTAAGGTTTCTGTTTCTAAAACTGAAAATGTAGCTTCAGCTAAACATTGAATAGCTATTATAACATGATCTTTAGGTGGGTATACCGGTGCAGCCAAATTGGTAAACACGCTACCCATTTGTCCAAAACCATAAGCTACCTCTGTTGAATTTATTCCCATAATTTTATTTTTTTACTTTTTCTAGTGAGCGTCCGCCGAAATAAGCACCGATCACTGTTATTAATACTAATTGTAATAAATCTATCCAGCTAGCCTTAACTTCAAATTGTAACGCTCCAGCATCGATAAATATTATCAACACTGTAGATATTACAAGAAATATTAAGGTTAGTGGACGGATGTTTTTTGAAAGCCACGAATCAGAATTCATATCGAACTTCCATCTTTCGGTTACTTGTTTTTGCATCTCTGCTTCGTAACCCATAATCATATCTTTGATTTTTCTTTCAGCTTC